GGTCTCATTTCTTTGTAAATGTCAGCACCAATTTTATATCCTTCATATACTTCAGGAATCCATTCATACTTAATTTTTACATCTCCATTTTCTTTATCAAGTCTATAAGTTTCATCAACCATAAACTTAGTTTGGAGAACACCATCTTGATCTATATAATCTAACCAACCTATTTTTCTAAGTCCTTTGAATACACAATGCAATACCCTTACTGCATTTTTATCTTCATAGGTTAAGTATTCATCAAAATTAAATAGATTGTCATGCACTCTTTGAGTAACATGATGATTATAATTTCTCCAAAGAGTATCTATTTCTTTATCTGTAAGTTCAAAAGTCTGTACAATTTGTGAAGGGTGCATTCTATANTCTGCTGCAGCCCATTCTCCTTGTTCAATGTAATCAAGGTCTGAAGCTTTATCACAAGAAAATCTAACAGGGTTTACAACTTTCATTGCTGGTTCTCCATTGATTATTCCTAACCAATATACTTCATAAGCTGAGATTAAACCATGTTTCCAACCATTATTAAACTTCTTTTTGACATCTAATTTCTTAATTAAGTAATTAATAATTTGTTGTCCTTGTACTTCAGCAGGGTCTCTGTGGTCCCTTTTCATGTATGCTCTTACTTTATCAGGAGTTGCAGCTTCAATTTCAGCTTGCATTTTTTCTTGCATTTGTTGAGACTCTTGTTCAGTGAGTTCTCTTCCTTTCATTTGAGCCTGATACTCTTTTTCTTTTTGTTGTGTAATAGGAGCCATTATAGAATTAACAACAAAGTCAGTTATTCTTTTAGTCTCTTCTTCTACCTTTCTATTTGATGCTTCTTTATTAGTAGCAATGACCCTATAACCAAAAGGTCTTTTCATTTCCATACCAATTAAAGCTTTTACTCTATAAGAACAAATATCCCTATTTGCCATTTGAGCTGGCATCTCTCCCTGGTCAGCCCCATAAGGTGTAGCCACATAAGCAAAGTCAGAAAGGTCTATGATGTTATTAAACAAGTCATAATTTACCCTCATTCTTTTATACTCATTAACCCCTCCATATCCAATAGATAAGAAGTTGGCTTTAGTATCATACATGTCAATCTTTTCTCTATACCAAAGAAAGTTATTATCTTCCTTTTCTTTTCTGCTGAGTCTCTCAGTAGAATATGACTTGGGTTGCGTAACTGGTTGATTCATTTGTTTAAAAGATAAGTATCCACAAAAGTAATAATTATTTTAATGACTGTAGAGCATTTCTACCATTATTTTTTGAGTACATAGTTCCCATCATATCTAAAAGTTGTTTTGCTTTAGCATTTCCTTTTGATTTTGGTTGATACTCTTTTCCATGTAAGTCTTCTTGATCTTGAAACATTACTTGCATAAGTGCCATAACCCTATCAAAGTTTCCTTTCCTATTATAACTAATTAACTCTTCTAATAGTCCAATAGAATAGATTTGATCTAATGCTCTAATAGGCATACCATCATCATCAAAATCAAGAGTCTCTAACAACCAAGATTTAATATACTTTTCTCCTGCATCTTTAAGTTGGTCTATCATGTGACAACCATATAACCTATTTACTTTAGAATTCTTAACATTCTTCTTTATAACTTCATCAGGTTGATAAGCTAGATAGTGTAATTGTTTTCTTCTTCTGAAGTAATCTTTAACATGGGTTACTTCATTCTCATGCATAATAGTAGTGTTATATAACTCAGCAAATAATCTACAAATGTAGTTTACATCATCTGCTTCTCCAGGTCTACCTACATATTCTGCTACAATTATTCTTTTAGTTCTATCTCCAATAATTACACTCTTATATACATAAACAGCAGCAAGAGAAGTACCTTGTGCTTGTCTATAAGGGTCATAACCTATTTTNTAAGCATTTCTTTGAGGCACTTCAGCAGGATATTCATATATTACAGGACANCCTTCTAAAGAAGTATTGTCAGGCTTTTGTCTATAAATTACATTAGCTGAGCCATCAAGAATAGGTTCTGCTTTAACTTTTTTAGAGTCATAGTCATAAAATAGTTTAACAGGAGTTCCCATTATCATGTGAAGATTCTTTGCTTTAACTATTTCAAGTTGTCTCTTTAATTCAAGTACAGGAAAGTTATTNACACTAACCATACCAAATGCTTCAAAAGGGCCCAAAGGTTTTTCTTGCATTCTCTTTTGAATATCAGCAGAAGTAGCACCATTATCAAGTAATAGTTTTCTTTGAGCAAGTTCTAAAGCTTTAGCTGATTGAGTATCTGAGTTACCTTGCTCATCATAGTAACCTTCCATGTTCCAAGTAATAGGATGGAAGAATCCACATTTTAAATCTTCAGAGTCTTCATCCCAAATGTTTTGAAAAGGCAACATACCAAACCTAAGAGGATTAGAATGCATTTCAGAATAATCTGCAGTACCCCCTTCCATATCTCCTGAAGTACCAAAGACAGTAATCATACCTGTTTTAATTGCTCCTGCCATTACACAATCTTGAGTGGCAGCATAAGAATTTTTAAGTAATCCAGGAGTACCAAAAGCTCCAGATTCTTCAAAGATTACATCTCTAGCATCTTTACCCCTTGCAGCATCTGCATTATCTTTAAAAGTTAAAGCCATTATTTCAGATAAAAATCCTGTCTCAATTTTAACTCCACTTCTGTATTCAATAGTAGAAGCTTTAACGTGGTCCATTTTATCTACAGTATCTTTAGGATAAACCCAAGCTGTATGAGCATTAATAAAGTTAAGGTAATTAGAAGACATTGTAAAGATACCTTTAGGATAAAGGAATTTCTTTTCATAAGCACCAAAGATTGTTAATGACCTTGGATAACATAAGTAATTCTTAACGGCAATAGCAGCATTTTTATATGAGTAACCTTTCCTCCTAGATTTACCTACAATTAGATTATAACCACCATTTAAGTAAGCTTCTTCAATTTTAACTCCTAATTGTAATCCTGTAAATAGTTCAGAAAGATTTGTAGATTCAGTTACAGATATTCCTAGTCCATCTACAATACCATTAAAAGCAATTTCTCTTGCCCAAAAGTAATTATAATCTCCATCCCAGAAATCAGGAAAGTCAGTAATCTTAGCAGATTTTTTAGCATTCATATCTTCTGCCTTAAGAATAGGACAGAAGTTAAGATAAAAATAATGGTCTCCAGTGACTTTAACTCCTCCTACTGAATGACCATTAATTATTCTAGCTCTTTGTTCTTGCCAATAAGAGAACCAATCAGGAGAACCCCAAGGATCTAGACAGTATGTCCCATATTTCTGAAACTTCTTAGCCTCTTCTCTGAATACTTCTGTGTTTATCCAAATCCCATCAGGGTTTCTAATTGCTCCTAATTGACTCATATATAACTTTGTTTATTTTGATAAGGATAAAAAATATATTTTTTTCCTAAATAAAATCTTTTTACTAAATTAAAATTACTAATTTTTATTTGAATATCTAAAAAGACTTTTTTTATTCTTGTATTTTCATCTTCATGCCAAATTAAAGCTTCAGAAGTACAGACTAATTGTCTTTTAATTTTTAATTTAAAAAATTTTTCTTTAGTTGGTTTTGTAAATATAGAAGAAATTATTTCACACTCTTGCTCTTCTTTACAATTAGTAGTTCCATTTACCCACTTCCAAGATTTCCAATTAATGTAAATTTGTTTATAAGAGTCCATAAACTATTTGCCTTTGGCTTTAATCTTTTTCTCCTGCTTTAACATAGCAGTTGTAGGTTTCTTTCCAGAACCTGCATTTTCTCTAATGTTATCCCAAAGTCCTTTTTGTGAAGTAGAACCATCCTTTCTTTTAAGCATCTGTTTAGCCATGATTTTTAAGTATTAAAATTAATCAAATAGTTTTGTTAAGAATCCTTTTTCAGTAAGGTCTTCAGGATTCTTGTTAGCTCTTTCTTGAGCTTTGTTAATTTCTTCTTGAGTAAATAAAATACATCTTTCATTAGACCCATTCTCATCTTCTACTTGCACTGCAATATAAGAAGAAGCTGAACCAAATTTTCTTTCTGTATTTTCTACTTGAATTAACCTGCCTTTTACAACTGTTGACATAATTATTGTTTTAAGTTAATATTAAAATGTAAAGGTAATAATTTATTTTAAACTGTTAGGATCTGCAAATGGACTAACTATTTTTTGTCCTTTATTTTTTACTTCTTCAAATACCTCATTGTCAACCTTTTCTCTAAGAGTATTTAAGTTTTCTAGTACTCTAGAAGTATCATTTAAAGCTGAGGTAATATCTTTAGGTTTAAAGATTGGTGCACCTGTTCTAAGATTAACATCATTCATACTAAACCCAATAAAGAATTGTTGCATCTTTTCAGCAGCTGATTTAGCAGCCATATAGTAATTATAAGTTACAGAAGCTTCAGCTTGAAACTCTTTTAACTTGGCAATACCTCTAAGAAGTAAAGGATCATTTTGGTCCCACTCTGCTCTTGTAATTATATCTTTTATAATTTTATCAGGTCTTTGGTCTTCAGAATATCCTGAATAAGGATTAGATTTTTGAATAGAAGCCATAAATTCTATGTAGCTAAAGTCTTCTATAGCATATCTTTTATCTGCAGATTCATCTCTATTCCATATCTCTTTAAATGGAGATATAAGTAAAACTTGTACTGTGGGAGAGACTACTTTACTCTCTACTGTAAATAGTAAACTCATATACTTTGTTGTTGAGGGTTAAGTAATTGTTTTAACTCTTCATAAGTTAATACAGTAGCAAAATTATCAGCTGCTGAATATACTATTCCATATTCAAAACCATCTTGTTCTTTAGCTATACCTATAGCGTCTATCTTAAAGAAAGTCATTAGTTTTGTTTCACAATTAGTTACATGAGAAGCTAAACCCATTTTTTCTAGGTTATCAGTTTCATCCGTATTAAAATAAACTTCTAATTCAATTGGTAGCATAATTTATATTTTAAAGATTGCTATTGACCTGTTTAACCACCCTTTTAAAAACTTACTTAGTTTTATATTTGCTCTAACAAGATTATTATAAGTAGTATTTCTAGCTAAATATAAACACTCTTCTGTCACATGAAGCATCTTCTCCCTAGTTGCAGGACCAACAATCCCATCTTGTGGGACATTTGCACAACCTTGCATTATTTTGATTGCTCTATTGTTTCCCATATTGTAAGCAGTATCAAAGTACATAAGTCTTGCTTCAAGAGGAAGAATAAATGCATTTATTGCTCTATAATACTTAGTATAAGCAATTGCAGCAGCTTCTTCATAAGTAGTATCCTTAAAATCATCAAGATTTTTAAACATCTCTTTGTTATGATTATAAGCAATACCCCAAAGAGTCCAACCTCCAGAATCTCCAGCAACATTATGTAAACTTCCTCCTGCTTTAGGGTTTTTTACTCCTTCCCAAACCAAAGTNCTGTTAAAAATGTACTCTTTAAAATATTCAAATTCTTTTTCTACTGTTGGATTAGCCTTGGCTAACCTTATGTAATCTGCTATAGTGAGTTTATTTGCCATTATCTAGTTCTTGTTGCTAAAATTGTTAGTATTTCAGATAAACCATCTTTATAAGTTATATCAATTCTTTTACTTATACTTTGATTGCCTTGTACCTGATTAGGTATAAGAGAGTTACTATAAGTAATTGTCAATTTATTATTTACCTTGTCATGTTCAGTTGTAGTACATCCACAATAAGGAGTTACTCTAGTTATTTCAGGCATATTTTCTAGTCCAATAAAGACTACTTGTTTAGGAGATCCTGCTTTTATGATTCCTAAATTTACTGTTGGATTTTGCCAGTGACTCATATTAAAAGTTTTTATGTTGTGTTATTCTTAATTCAAAATCTCTCGACTTTTTTATATTCCAATACTTAAATTCAATATTATACTCTCTCTTGTAGATTAACCAATCAGTTTCATCTACCATTACAGGATANCATTTTGCATCACAAGTCTTGTTTGCCATTTGAAGTGCAGGAGTAGAACATCCACAATGTATACATTCTCCATTACTATAACAGTCTTTATTCATAACAAATAACCTATAATTAATCTGCTCGAATACATGCAAAGGAAGTAGCCAATTTAATCTTTTACTAAAGAATAATTTCTCTCTTAAGTGCCCTTGAATATAAGCTTTAATATTTTTATAATTTACTTTTGCCTTCATTTTCTATTTCTTTTCGGTTAATAGCTAACTCTAGTTGTTCTTTCTTTTTAAAATAATTAGCAGGTGTTATCCTTTGTTCTTTAAACATCTTCTTAAAGATATCTAAATAGTAATTTAATCTTTTAGGATAAACAGTAAAGGTACCAAAAAATTGTAACCTAATATTAACAAAAGTACCTGATTCAATTGCTTTTCTAGTTTGAATAAAAGGAGCAGAACAAATCTGATTACATTGTTCTTTTGTAAGTCCAGGGTATTGGTCTCTTATAGACTCATAATACTCTTGAATTAAATCAGGATGTAACATCTTCATTACTCTTGTACTATTTTAAATTGATAGAACTGTTGCTTTTCCTCAGGAAGGAGTATACTCGCAACCTGGATAATTCCTCCTAAATCTTCTCTGATTGCACCTTTACTCTTAAGAGAAGAAATATGATTACTTAATCCACCATCTGACATNGCAAGTATGCTTTTTACTTCCTTTCTAAATGTAGTGCCAAATCTATCCTTCTCAGCAAGGGGCCCTTTAAATGACATAAATGTCCCAAGAACTTCTCTTTCCTTTGGAGTTAGTTCAATTGGTAAAAAGGGATTAATAATGCTTAAATGATAAATATAATATTGAGCATCTTTTAGCCCAACAATTCCTTTTTGTATTATTTTCATAGTCTATTTTTTATGGACAACATTCTGTATAATCGAAGTTCAGAGTAAAATCTACACCTGATGGAGCAAAACCATATTGTAAGTCTGCTATAACACAAGGGGCACTTAAGTCTGTTCCTGTTAATAAATAATTTCTAATTCCAACACTTCCAGCATTATTATTTCCATTATTCTGAGTGTTTCTCATTTCAATAACATTACTTGTTTGAAGTAAAGTAGGTTCAAATCTATAAACTTGCATATNTATTACAGGACAAGCAAAATCAGCAGAAGTAATANCTAAGTCAAGGTCAAGACTAGCTATAAACACAGAACCTATTTGAGCATTTTGATTTAAATCTACTGCTCCAATATAAGTATTGTTTAAATATATATCAAAGTTATCATCTATAGCAGAATTTGAATTACATATCTGAAACACAACTACTCTATCAGCACAGACAGGAACTCCAGGATCACAAGGGTCAATAGCTACTTGCTCACTCTCTACAATAAAAGTAACTTCACTACCAATAACTATGCGATTTCCAGCATCATCTAAAACTCTTACTCTATAATCTCCTTCTCCAGGATAGATTACTTCAGCTTCACTTCTCCACTGTACAATTAATCCATCAAGAACTCCTTCTCCTACACAATTAGGGTCAACATTAGTATCTACCCACTCAACTAATTGGCTTGCATAAGCTCTACTAATATACAAATTCCTTAAGTCACTACCTGTCATCACAGTATAAGTAGGGGTATTAGGCCCATCCATTTCAGGTTTAAAAGTTGGAAGTGTATTATAATCAGCCATAATATATTATTTTAAATTAGTTAATCTTTGTGCTTCATTAATCTGNTCATTGTCAATTATATCTTCTTTGTTCAAAACTCCTATCATAAGATATCTATGTACATTAGAGTGAATGCCATGAATAGCTTTAGCTTCTGCAGGGTCATCGTATCTCATAGGAATTAAATAGTATTTACCATCATATCTCTTCCTAACTAGAGTACTAAATTCAATACCATTATCTGTGACTTCTCTCCTTACAACAGGGTATAAAGGATAACTATTCTTAAGGCTTTCTGGAGTCTCTTCCTTTAATTCTTTAGCTCTTTGAGATAGAGTCTTTGCCATAGTGTTCAGATTAATATTTAGCAAAG